AACAGAATGAAGAATTCAAACAACTAATGGTGCAACAATACAATGTAATGACTGAACGTCACCACGAAAATGTGGCATTGCAACTGAAAAATCAGGAATTAAATCAAAAGTTAATAGCTGTAATGAAAGACAGTAACGGAACTGTAATAAATAACAATACAATAAACAATAACAAACAATTTAACCTAAACATTTTTCTCAATACAACGTGTAAAGATGCAATGAACATGAATGAATTTATCAAAACAATCAATGTTAAAGTATCTGACTTAGATTACATAGGAAAAGAAGGATACATCGAGGGTATAAGCCGAGTCATTATCCAAGGTCTTAACGAACTGGAAATCACGCGTCGACCTATCCACTGCACCGATATAAAACGTAAATCTCTGTACCTTAAAGATAATGACACTTGGAACAAGGAATCGTCGAATATGGGTAATATGAAAAAGATGATCAATAGTGTTCAGAATAAAAATGTGAGAACCATACCAGCATGGCAAGAAGCAAATCCGTCAAGTAAAAACTGTTCATCGCCAAAGAATATGGAGTACGTTACTATTGTGAATAAGGTTATGGGGGGAAGTACAGATGATGAAGATGAGCAAAATTATAAGGGGATCATAAATAAAGTTACAAACGCTGTTGTAATTGATAAACATGAGTTATCTGATATTGGAGAACTGGAAATAGCAGTAATGCAAGACCAATGCGACGAATCTCATGCGGTTATGACTAGTGAAGAACGGTGAAGAATGAAATAAAAATAATCCTTCATACGGACTATTTTTATTGTATAACTATACAACTACACTTACATGATATCACAAGTATCTAACACTTCCATCTAGCACCACAATCAATGCAAGAGACAAAAGTTGTCATTGGTTCATCCGCCGATCTGGTCTGCATCTGGTAATATGTGCATTTCTTAGATTTACATTTTCTACAAGTAAATGTATCCGTTGCTGCTTCAATCTGTGTGTCATACTTATGCCTATCTCGTTCAATCTTTTTGACTATTAGAGAATCCCATTTTTCAGGACACATTTCATAATGAGTCATCATTGCAAGAGCCTGCGGCATGAGCGTATCATCTTGTAACTGTTTTAAAATATTGTTGTTTTTAATGTTGATATATATTGTTCGTAGCCTATCTACGTATAGTTGAACAAAGTGGTCATTGTCCCACTTCTTTACCACCTTACGGGCGGTTGCTTCTTTAAGTGCGAAATTAAATATACCAATTTCTAAGTTTGTGCTTTTCACCGCATGATTAATTATCGCTTCAAGCTTGTTACGGACATTTTTTCTGAATGTATCTGGATTAGGAATAATCATCTTATATTATTATTTGTTTTTACTTGTAAATGGCTTTTAGATAAGCTATGTATGATAAAGTATACTATATATTTAAGTTGTTACAAACAGTTCAATTTACAAATTACTCTACAACATAGCTATCTTCAGAAAGCTCAGAACCAGAATCATATGAGGTGCCGTCACTTACTCCGTTAGACGTGTCTTCCAAACTTTCTTCTTCTTCGTCTTCATCATTAGTACCATAAGTACAGTCTTCTTCTTCGTCGTCATCCACTACAAAGCCATCTTTTAGATAACCTCCAATTTTAGTCTTTTTTGTATCAGGAATATTTTCTAACTCATCTATTTCTGCGTCATCTTCAGCTTGTGTCGTAGTCAAATCTTCAAATCCTCCAAACAGCTTTTCGTATAGTTTTTCCCACAAATCAATATCCAATGTCTCTAGCAATGGTGGTCCAGTTTCTCCTTTATATGAAGTGTGACACACAAGTACACAACTTCCGAAAAAAAGAGTTGTGTCGATGGGTGGGGGGAAGTCATATTTGTTTTCAAAATTAGCTTTTCCTATCGTTTTTCCATAGACGGAAATGATATAAGTCAAGTCCGCCTTGCGGATACGCCATTCACAATGCTTTTTAAAGTTTTCGGCAGATTTGAACCCGCATCTCTTATACAAGTCGTCTTCATTAAACGATTTAATGCATAGATTTCTCAATGTTCCTAGCTTTTCAACAATAATCACGCCTATATTATTTGTCATTTGTTACAATAAGTTAAGTAATAACTTATTACACTGATAATGTTATGATAACAATAACCAATCGGTTTAAATAGTTTCCATGTTATAATATAACATACAGTAAGTAATCCATGCCTAGGCTATTTATTAATGACTATTCTGCAAAAGATATTACATCCAAGCTAAGCAACTTGTGTGATTATTACGTGGAAACAAAGGTTAGAAAGATGTTATTCTCACCCGAAGGTATATTCCAAATAAAAGGTAACAACCTAACAAAACTTACCCCAGTAGATGTGCCAGCTATTAAATTAGATGGGTTTACTGTAGATAACAGCTATTTTACAGAAACAGATATTATTTCGCAGATACCGTTCAATTCGACATTTGCAGAGATTGTAGAGATGCATTTTTGTGTTGATAAGAAATCATGTGTGCATCTGGTTGTTGAAGGTCTATACAAACCAACGGATTCGAAATTATTAAGTAATCTGATATCTAGCACCAAAGAGTCTACAAATAATAATCAGAGATACACAGGTTTTATTCCTCATTCCGTATACTTTTCTAGTTTGGAAAACCTAGACAATGAGTTAATTTCAAAAGAAGTTAATATGCTTGTAGATATAATATAGTTATTTTATGATTGATTTTATACGAGTTATCGCGTTATCTCTTGTCGCAATCTTCATCGGTCACCAGTTATTTAAATATGTGAAATCAACATATTTAGACACAAATGCAACAAGAAATATGTTACGTGAATCAAAACAGATGTACGAGGAGATTGCACGTCATCTTAACAATAACAATAACAATAATAACAAACAAGTCGGTCCAAATAAAAAAGGGAATAATGTCAACTTTTGTGAAGAAGAAAATATTGTCACAGAAATACCAACTCGTCATGAAAATATGTCAAATATAACAAGCTTATCAGATCTTGGAATTATCTCTAACCCCGAAACATACGAATATGATACACACAATCATTCAAATATTGACAATATACAAATGCAAAGCGAGCTAACTAACTTTATAAATGAACTTTCTAATTAGATGTAGATATATGTAGATACACAATTAGTGCTTGTGGTTTAGAAACATTATTTGTACTAATATAGTGTCAATGTCGAACTATCAAAGTAATACGATTCATGCAGCAAAAGAGTTTGCAAAAAATGAATATCGTAAGAGGATAGAAATGTATAACTCAGATAATAGTATTCGTGCTGTGCAAAAACGATATGAGGCTATTTCAAAAATATGCACGAAAATCGATGAAACAACCGAGTGTTGTAAAATGAAGTGTGAAGATATGTCTTGTGAAGAAACAAACAGTCGACGTGTAAAATACTTGTCATCCGTTAGATGTGCACTTTCTAAGGCTATTCGAGTCGACGATATGGCATTTGTCATTGTGAGTTTTTTGACATGATATATCATTTGTCGTATATCGTAATCTACTTCAATATTGAATGTGATACATTAGTAAATTGATATAAACATATTGTGTGTTCATATAATACATCTTATACTAATAGAGAACCCAGTAGCCTTCTCTATTTGTTTCATCACACAAATGAACTCACATAAAGCAAACGCTGCAAACGAGAAGTTCCGAAATAATCCATACCGTATCGGAAAAAATAAGACAAATCGGATTGTTAGTGAGTTACAAGGAAAACGTTCAGTGAATACACATGAGTATCGAGTGCTGCATACTGATGATAAAAGCACCGAGTCAATCGTTCGATATTTCCCACAATTAAGTAACATATTTGAATCAAGGGGCGAACAAGTATGTTATAATGCAGATATAGCATTATTCATTCCAAAAGGACGCAGATGCTTGTTCTGGTTCACTATTTACGAAAATCAAAATATTTGTTATGTAATTGATTGCATGTATGTAAATAGTAATCTTACTGCAAAAATAAATAGAAACTCATACTTTGCGATTCAGTCAGGATTTGATACTACGCTGTGTCACGGTGCAGGAACAATCCTTCGCGGAACACATACACATATAAACAATAAGCCGATTGGAGCGATTGAGGACATGTATTATTATAAGGGAGTGAATATTCAATCACAATCCCTATTAGAAAGAATGAAACTTCTCAAAGATATATTTACTTATGAAATTGGACAGCAGCGATATTTTGAAAAACAATGTATTTTGGCAATGTGTGTTGTTGTAACTGGAAATACTGAACCAGCTGATATTATTCGCCAAGCAAATGCACTTCCATATCCAGTAAAGTTTGTGCAGTTCAGATACGATACGCGGCGCGAATGTCCAATAGTAAACATAGACCCTGAGACTTACAATAATTATATAATGACGCAAAATAGTAATCATTACAATCCAAATGCAAATGTATATTCACCTCCACCCCCACCTCCACCTCCACCTCCACCTCCACCGCCTCCATTGCTGCCGCCCGCACCATCAACTCTAAATGTAACTCGAAACAGTATTTATCCTTCTCGAAACATACGTAGTGAAAACAGACCGAACATAAACTATAATAACGACAACAATAATGTTTATCGTCAACATCAACCGCATAACCAATATCATGCGGCATCAGTAAACGAGTTAGTGTTTATTGTTACACCGTCATTACAAAATGACATTTATCTTCTTCATACATATTCTCAAACAGACCAGTCTCAATATAAGTTTCATGGTTATGCTGGGATTCAAAGCTATGATACCAGTGTAATGATGAATAGGTTATTTAGAAATATTAAAGAGAATGATAATCTTGATGCATTAGAGGAGAGTGACGACGACGATGAGTTTGAAAATACATCACCTGACAAGTATGTTGATTTAGATAAAAACTACAGAATGGTTTGTAAATACATGCAAAAAATAAATAAATGGGTGCCACTACGTATAGCAAATAATGGGCAACGCGTAGCCACTCAACAAGATACATATGGACTTGGAGCTAGCAAATCAATGTAATTTACTTCGCGGATATTAGAATTATTTGTACGTACACTGTATACACGTTGTAAAAGCATTTCCACTTATCATGTCTTGTTGTAAAGTATATGACCCGCAATATAGCCAATCTGAAATTAGCACATCATACACTATCTCCCCACTTGCAAATAACGCAAATATGACGATGGTAAATTACCCAGCCGTGAACTTTAGTGGAAATATGGGAAGTATTCAAATACCAACAACCACCCCATCAACTGCGTTTACTGGTGGTTCAGGAAAAAGCTGCAAAAATGTAAAAATAAAAAATGTTGACTTACTTTATAAGAAGCATAATATAATGACTCCACAAAAAGATATCCGTCTTGTAAAACGACAACTTATGGCACTTACCGAAGTGTCATTCCCACCATTTTCTCGTCGATATACTAAGAGCAGAAAGAACAGAAAGAGCAAGAATGGAAAGAAGAGCAAGAAGCCTACTCGTTCGGGTCGTTCTAGAAAAACTAAAAAAGCACGTAAAATGCGTGGCGGAAGCACTATTGGCTACTCTGTTGCAAGTTCTCCACTTGAACCTAACCAAAGTGCACTTGCCAATCCTGCTCCTTTCGCAGCGTATAAATCCGAAATAGTTGGAGGTTCGGCAAATTTGAACCCATCAGTTTACACTGGATACAAAACTACACCAAGTGCTTTCTAATTACATAACCATTTGGTTATCAGTTTTTGGAAAATTTGGGGGAAGATGTAACCTATGTAATTCAGCCCGTGTGAGTGCAATATTTTCAACTGAATACGCCTCGATTTCGTACCTATTATTTTCATAACCATACATAAATGTGTATAGACAATATTGCAAATAAAATCTACACAACCCGTCTCGTTCGATTTGGTTGACATGCATCATTTCGTGCTTGAATGTTGATGGTAATGTATCATGATAACTTGTTGATAACAGGATAAATGGGTATATCACTAAACCATCAAGTGACAATAATCGTGGTATCCACGAAGTATACAAAACTTTTATTTTGTTCATTATGCTTTTACATGACCGAATGTTTAAGTTTGCACAAAATGTAATAAAAAAATACAACCTTAACCCTAAGGTTATATTTTTTACATGGAACAGTTTCTATCTTTGTGACTATTTATTAGCAAATTTCAATACACACGGTAACAATAATGCATCTTGTTGAGAAGAATATCCGCCTCGAGATATTTCTCCCGTATCACAATCACTACTATAATCATCATCTTCATCTGCACTATCATTTTGGCATGGCCTATACTCTCCTCCCCCGACTATTCCAGAATTGGCGAGCAGATGATCTAGCATAGTTTGCGGGGTATCTTCTATACGTTTTGGTTGTATTTTTGTAGGGGATGTTTTTTTAGTGGCAGTTGCAGTTGACCATTGCGACGTATCTGACGTATATTTTGTGCTTGTTGTTTGAATAACGGTGTAATTATGCTTTTTGTAAAATGTGCGTCTCTTGTACCATTGACGAATGAATGGTTCATGTTGGTCAATAATATCTACCACAATTGGGTTGCTGTGACGCTGTCGCAATATACGCCCAATTGATTGTTCAATATCAGTCTTTGGGGTGGCCATGATAAGTGTTGTCAATGTTTTAATGTCTAACGCCTCGGATGCCAT